GTTCGTCCTTGTTCTCTCGATCCCTATGATCGGAGCCTTTATCCCAAGCCTAGTCCCCTACATCGAAGAGGGCTTCAGAGTCCTCGACAACATGCCTGATTACTACAAAGGCTTCCTCGCGGCGGCTATAGCGGCCTCGTTTGGTTTGAAGTCACTCGCTAGTTGGAAGAAATAATGTTTAAACAAGCAGTCGAACTTATCTTCGAACACGAGGGAGGGTACGTAAACCATCCCGATGACCGAGGCTTAGAAACAAACTTCGGTATCTCCAAGCGAGCATACCCTGAGGTTGACATTAAGAACCTCACAAAGCCTGAAGCACGGGAGATTTACCGTCGTGACTACTGGAACAAAATCTTAGGTGATGACCTACCGGCACCCCTAGCCTTGGTTACCTTCGATGCCGCAGTGAATAGTGGTGTCTACAGGGCCTCAAAATGGCTTCAGAGAGCCGTACAAGCCCATCCTGATGGGGTAGTAGGGCCTCTAACAATTCAAGGTGCTGTGGCGGCGTACAATGCGTCTCCCTACGCTTGCGTAGAAAGGTGCTGTGATTACCGCTTAGATTTCATCCGCAGTCTTTCAACGTACGACACGTTCGGACGTGGATGGGAGCGTCGAATCCAAGAAACCCGAGAGGAGGCACTTGAATGGATCGAGACATCCTAGAGCTACTCCATCAGAAAGTAGCTGAAGAACTACTCGACAGGATTAAGAGTGGTGAGGCTACGGCCTCTGAGCTTTCTGTCGCAGTGAAGTTCCTCAAAGACAACAACGCCAACCTAGACGTCGTCACCGCAGAGTCTCCTTTGGGCAACCTATTGGAATCACTGCCATTCGATGTCCATGAGAAACTGCAATAGGTGTTCCTTGGGAAAACAAAAGCAATCGTCTGCCGACATCAATCATCGCCCTCAGATTAACTACTCACCTAAGACACAACAGCAAGCCGAGCTATACCACCAGTTAGATCGTAACGACATCATGGTGGTCCTCGGACCTGCGGGAACAGGTAAGACTTACACCTGCTGTGTCAAAGCCGCCCAGTGGCTAGTACAAGGAAAGATAAAAAAGATTGTCCTTGCTCGAGCCAACGTGGCGACAGGTAAATCCTTAGGTGCCGTTCCGGGGGATATGGCAGAAAAACTACAGCCATGGACCATGCCAATGACGGACGTTTTGTCCAGTGCATTAAACAAAGGCTTCTATGACTACTGTGTCAGTCGTCAACGGATTGAGACACAAGCACTTGAAACGATCCGAGGGCGTTCGTTCGACGACGCATTTATCCTTGTTGATGAGTGTCAGCAACTTACCTTGGATGAAATCAAAGCTATCGTCACTCGTATCGGTGAAGGCTCAGTCCTCTGCCTGATGGGTGATCCAAAACAAACAGACCTCGCAAGCCGCTCCGGTATCGGGATGTTCATTGAGCTTATCAACAAGCACGATCCAGAAGACGTCAACATCGTAGAGTTTGGATTGGACGACATCGTCCGAAGTAACGCTTGTGCCCAGATGGTCAAAATGTTCTACAAAGCAGGACTATAACAATGACCAAGGAGACAGCCGTGGAGGTTCCTGAAAAACTCAGGGACTTCCGCAACTTTGTTTGGGTTGTGTGGAAGCACCTCAACCTACCCGACCCAACACCGATACAATACGACATCGCAGACTACCTTCAAGACTCCCCAAAGCGTTCTATCATCGAAGCCTTCCGTGGAGTCGGTAAGTCATACATCACAGCGGCGTTCGTCGTACACCAATTACTACTGGACCCCGACAAGAAGTTCCTAGTGGTCTCTGCCTCCAAGGCACGGGCCGATGACTTCAGTACGTTTTCACAACGACTCATCTATGAGTTACCTATGTGTCAACACCTCATCGCTAAGGAACACCAAAGGTGGTCTAAGATTGCCTTTGACGTAGCCCCTGCCAAGGCTTCAGGGTCCCCTAGCGTCAAGTCTGTCGGTATCACCGGACAGCTTACCGGTAGCCGTGCAGACATCATCATTGCCGATGACGTCGAGGTACCTAGTAACTCCATGACGCAGATGATGCGGGAACGCCTCGCAGAATCAGTGAAGGAGTTTGACGCTGTTATTAAGCCAGACGGCAAGATTATCTACCTCGGTACACCCCAGTGTGAGATGTCTCTCTATAACACTCTCACAGAGCGTGGCTACAAGATGAGGGTCTGGCCGGCTCGTTACCCTAGCGTAGAAAGCACAGAGAAGGCCTACAGCGGACGATTGGCCCCTAAGCTGTACAAACCCCTTATGGAAGGAGATGAGGCCCTCACAGGGACTCCTACGGACCCTCAGAGATTCTCAGACACAGACCTCCTCGAGCGAGAACTGTCTTACGGTAAATCAGGCTTTGCTCTACAGTTCATGTTAGACACGGCTCTATCCGATAAAGACAGGTATCCGCTTAGGCTGTCAGACCTGATCGTGATGTCGTGTGACCCTGAGCTTGCCCCAGAGAAAGTCGTGTATGGAATCATGAAGCCTCTTACTGATCTACCTAACGTCGGCCTTGCGGGTGATAAGTACTATGCCCCTGAGGATACGATAGGGCGTACAGCATACTCAGGCTCTGTCTTAGCCATTGACCCTGCCGGTCGTGGACAGGACGAGACGGGCTACGCCGTTGTAAAGATGTTGAATGGTTATTTGTACGTCACCGACGCCGGTGGCCTAAAAGGTGGGTACTCTGAAGAAACCTTGAAGAGTCTTGCAGTCATGGCTAAACACCAACAGGTGAACCTTGTACTGATCGAGAGTAACTTTGGTGACGGGATGTTCACTGAACTCTTCAAGCCATACCTTCAGAAGGTTCATCCAGTAACTATCGAAGAGGTACGCCATAGCAAGCAAAAGGAACTGAGGATCATTGATACCTTAGAACCTGTCATGAACCAACATAAGCTCATCATAGACCCTAAGGTGATCCAGAAGGATTACGACAGTGTTCAGGACTTACCTCCTGAGAAGGCTATGAAGTACATGCTTGCTTATCAGCTAACACGTATAACGAGAGACAAAGGAGCTTTAGCTCATGACGATAGGCTTGATGTGTTAGCGATGGCCGTTAAGTACTGGGTAGACCAGATGGCCGCTGATGCAGATAAGGAAATACTCGATAGACGTGAACAACTGATGATGGATGAACTAGATAAATTCATCAATGGTTACAACACTGGAGGCTCTCGTAAGTCTCTGACTTGGATGTAGTTTTTCTAAAGTTACACTATTGTATTTACAATACTACCCTAAGGAAAAACTATAGTATATATACACTATAGGATTCCCTTAGGGTTCTTTAGGTATTCCTTAGGTATCTTACAGTAGTCCTGTAGGAGTCTTAGGGTATTTACTAGGTAGTGTCAGGATCTCTGTGGATAACTTTAGGTGTACTAAAGGAGTCCTTAACACGTACGTCGTACGGTACCTATTAAAGAAAACCTCCCTCCAAGTATTCTTATCTCCTCAGGCTAATTTTGGGACAAAAATCTCAGCGGGTATACGTTAGTGGTCCGATCCTATTTTTCCCCATTGCCGGCCCGCTCTCAGTCCACAAAAAACAGCACCACACACCCCACCTTTTCGACACTTTAGCGCACCATGCGCCACACATTCGCCACAACTTAGCGCACGCCGCTCAAATCGAGTGCCTTTGCACTACACTTTATATCCAGTTCCTCACACTTTCTTACCTCTTTGCATACGATCCAACGCCGCCCACCTTTATCGGTTGCCTTCCTGTTCGCTATCGGTTCGGTGTCTGTTTGCTTGCATCTATTCGTTTTCGACACCTAAAGATACTAAAGCTCACCTCAAGCTCACCTCAAGCTCACCTCAAGCTCACCTCAAGCTCACCTCATCCCATCTCTCAGCACACCTCAGCCCATCTCTCAGCACCTCAAATCATCCCTTTATCTTCGCTCCCGTACAAAAAACCAGTGCATCTCTCAAATTTTTTTTACATCCGCAAAGCCGCTCCATGACTGCGTTTCAGCCATTCCATAAAACTTTTTTCAAACTTTTTTCAAAAAACTATTTGCAATCCTGAAAAGACCTATGCTTAGAATATAGCCATCGACAGCGGCACAGATGAGCCACGAATCATCTCTCAACCCGCCACACTTGAGCGGACCGATTGAGACAACAACGGGGTGACGCGCTGAGGCTAGGCGAAGGGCAATAATGGCGGCGCGGTGTACTCGTAAGTGTCTTAGGCAATCAGCCTAACTGATGAGCCGCAGTATCGGCGAAACACTGAACACACATGAGGGAAATACGATGCGTAACTTAATGAACAAATATCTACCAACAGCCGTTGTCATTGTCATGATGTTGTCTGCATTGACATTTATTGGCGGAGTTCAGGCTTTCATCATGACGCAAGACGCGCTGTTTCTTGATGTGACGATTGCAGGTATGCAAGCACTCTGTGGATCGGTTGTGTTTGGCATTACGTCATTGTTTGTTTTGGACTAACAGTCGAAACGCCGCGAGGCGTCCGGCGGGTATGGCCACCCGTCGCTGATGAGACAGGCCACCAAACAATTTACAGACAGAGGGTAATTATCATGGCGACAATTAAGCGCAATGTACTCGAAGAGATCGCAACTAAGGTTGTATCAATGATGGAAACGTCCGGCTCTAATTGGGCGAAGCCATGGGCCGGCATGGTGTCAGCCAATGGTGCGCCACGGTCAGCCGTGGGCCGTCGTTACACTGGCATTAACTCAATGAACCTTGCTTTTGAGATGATGGACCACGGTTGGAATCAGCCCATATTTGCCACGTTCAAGCAATGGCAGGACAAAGGGGCCAAGGTCCTCAAGGGTTCTAAGGGCGTTCCTGTTGTGTTCTTCAAAAAGATCGAGGTTGAGGACAAAGACTCAAACGACGGCACCAAAAAGACTATACCGATGCTGAAGCATTTCACCGTGTTCAACATCGATCAGGTTGAGGGTGCCGATGGGTTGCGCGTCAATCCTGTCGATTTGCCAAACGATCAAGCATGGATGGATGAGTTAACAGCCGAAGAGGTTATTGCGGCGTCCGGTGCTGAGATTGAGCATAAGGCGGGTGATCGTGCCTTTTTCGTACCATCACAGGATCGCATCCGGTTGCCTCTCAAGGCACAGTTTGCAACGGCTGACGGCTACTACAGCACGGCCCTGCATGAGCTGACACACTGGACCGGTCACGAGTCCCGTCTTGATCGCCAGTTCGGTAAGCGGTTCGGCGATGAGGCGTATGCTTTCGAGGAACTGGTAGCAGAGATGGGTGCGGCGATGCTGTGCGGTGCGACCGGCGTGACATCAGAACCACGCGAGGATCACGCCAAGTACCTCAGCTCATGGATCAAGCACATCAAGGATGACCCCAAGAAACTCATGACGGCCTGTTCGATGGCAGAGAAAGCGGCGACGTATCTGCTTGAGAAAGCCGGCAAGATTGACACAATCAGCGAGGCCGCGTAAGCGGTCTCTTCACTTACGTAAACGAGGTAAAGATTATGAACTTACAGACAATGACTCGCGCTCAACTCAGTTCATCACTGGATGGGTCGCAACGTGTGCTTGGCCGCTATTTCGGCAAGCGCGACGTCCGCTCAAAAGAATTACTGAATAAACATTATGACCGCGTTGTCGCCATCCGTGGCGAGCTTGCCCGCCGTCGTGAAGCATAAGCCGAAACGCCCTTCGGGGCGTCGCCGTGGTGTGAGAGACCACGCCCTGATGAGGTATCTCAAATCATTTGCAAATGGAGACCTAAACCATGCAAAAAACAGAATACATCGCAAAAGTACAGTGCAAAGGCTTCGGCGTTTGGGCGCGTAATGACACACTTACAAAGACTCTTGAGCAAGCCGTAAGGGTTCACGCTTTAGATTATGGCCGGTATCTCGAAGAGGGCGATAAAACGCACGTGATCGTCTACAACTCAACCGGCTTCGGAGATGTAGATTTCCTAGTTACAGGCGGGTGTCAGGGTTACCACGAAGCGACCGGCGAGGATCGTGAAGTGCCGGTAGTGTTCGAAGAATACATGGACTTTCAAAAACCGCCACAGCCTGACCCAGTGAATGACCAATGGGAACTCGAAGAGCTACTCGATAAACACGGGGTGGCCTTCGAAGCCGGATCAATGGGACGGCGTGACGGTGTCGAGTACGTCATCCAAGTTCAACCCCACTAATGCCGAAACGCCCTTCGGGGCGTCGTGCCGGTGTGTTGGCCGGTGCCTGATGAGGCAGACACCTCACCCAAGATGGAGAACTAAACCATGGGACTACGAGTTAAAGTTTACCGCGACAATGGGCCTGACTGTTCAAACAACGGTCCTTCTGTTTTCTTCGATAATTTCACAGTCGTAAACATCGATGGCCCTTTCGAGCCTGACAATACCGCACCGGCTGTCTTATTAATAGACAAACGCGAGGCCGGCAGACCTAATCCAAAACTTGTACCTGCTGATGACTATGGGAACGGGGCTTGGCTGATGTTTGGTGGCAACTATGCCGGAACATCTGATAGCCGGTTTGGTGAGGCCATGCAGAAGCTGACCGGCTTTGGTACAGACATCGTCAAAATCCATGACCGGATCGAGTAGACATCAATTTTTAATTTGATACTGTACGTTTACGCAAAAGGAGACAGATTATGTTTGAACAATTAGTGACCGGTGTTGATAACGGGGTGTGGATTGTCTTGGCTGTATTGTTGCCAATGGCAATCGCCCTTTACGTAAGCGGCGAATGGAGAAAGATGTAATGGCTAACAGGAATGGATGGGGTGACGCGCTTGAAGCGACGTTTGTGAATCTTTGGGAACAGGGCTACCAGTACAAGCAAATCTCAGAGGTACTAGGGAAGTCTGTGGCCTCGATCCGAAATTATGCGTCGAGGCATCGGGACCGGCTTGGTCTCGAGATTCGCACGGGGTGGGAAAACAGACCCGACAACGTAATGACAGAGTTGGACCACGAATGGCGCGGACCTGTGCCGTTCGGTCATTGGCTAATAACGAAACCATGGGGGACCGGCAATGCTCAAGAAACCTGCGATTGATCGGGGTCACATGTTTGGCCCGTCGCTGACGTTCGAGAGTGCCGCCAACTGGTGTCGCTTTATTGCTGACGACCTTGAGTGGAAGGACGAGGACGCAACCTATTGGCACCGCCTCGCAACCCAGTATCAAGGGTTTGTAGATCGGGGCATGGACGGTGCCGTGTCTCACCCAAGACTCGAAGAAAAAATCTCACTGATGAGTCGGCCTAGCTAACCGACGAAACGTCACGCGCTCCCTCAGCGTGGCGTCTGGGAAAGCTCACATTTGCTCAAACTAAGGAGAACCTATGGAACCTACCGTAATCTGGATAGTGTCCGCTGTCGTTGCGCTGTACTGTTACAGCGTGGTCACCGATGACGACCAGTGGCCGAAGTTTTGATACTTGAACGGACCACCTCATCCGGTATACTGAATAAATTTACAGTGTGGAGGGAAGCTAACTTGCTGATGGATCATTTCAATAACCAAATAGCGGACAAAAGGAGGGTCATAATGTTTCGTGTTTTAAATGTTGAAGTTAGTTTCCTGTCGAATGTTTTTACATTTACGCAAGGGGAGCGTATTCTTGAGATGGTTCAATTAAAAGACGGATTCGCCGTCGCCATCCTAAGGAGGTGGGAAATCTGTGTATCTCGCAACCGTAAAACTACAGCGAGTTCTACAAGAGTTCAGAAACCTTGATGCTGAGATGCAAATGCAAACAGCACTCGCGTTTTTGTACGTTGCTGAACGAGACCTCAATGACAGCAAGACAACTATCGGTGACGTCGGGGACTACCTTGGCCTCTCGAGCGCAAGCGCGTCGCGTAATGTGGCGGTGCTGTCCCGTAGTCAAAAGTCAAACTGGGGTTATGAACTCATTAAAGTCGAGCCAAACCCTGAGCGTCGTAATGAGAAGTTTCTCACCATGACTGCAAAGGGTAAGGCGTTACTCAAAAGATTGGAGGCATATATCGATGTCAGTAAGTCAAAGGGGCAATAGGTGGCAAGCCTATGTGTCAGTCGATGGGGTCCGAAAGCGTAAGAGCTTCGGTTCAAAAGATGAGGCGATGCTTTGGGAAACTCAGATCAGGCAAAGTTTACTGCAAGGAACTGAGATTCCTGAGGCTGTCTTTAAACAATCTGAACGGTACACGTTCAAGCAAGCCGCAGAGCGGTGCTACAAAATGCACTGGGTCGGTTCAAAGTCTGAGGATATGCAAGCCAAGATGATTGAAGTGATTGGTCGTGAGCTTGGCAACAAGTTAGAAGTTAGCCGGATCACAACTTCAGTCATTGAGGACTACATCCTCAGGTTGCGTGATGAGGGTAAAGCCAACGGCACGATCAACCGTCGCCTTGCTTGCCTGTCAAAGATTCTAAAAACCTGTCACCGTTCAGGCTATCTACAAACCCTGCCACACATTCCAAGGCAGAGAGAAGGGCAGAACCGGTTACGGTGGCTGACGTGGGAGGAAGAGGAAGCCATCCTCGATACGATGTATCGGTGGGGTTTACTCAAACTGCATGATGCTTTTGTGGTGTCGATTGATACCGGCATACGCATCAGTGAGTTGAACAAGATCAAGCCCAAGCACATCCTCAAAGAGGGCTTGCATGTCCCAGAATCTAAGAATGATTCGCCGCGTGTTATTCCGCTTACGCAAAGGGCGAGAGAAGTCCTCACACGAAGAGCGAAGAATTGCACACCGGACGAGCGTGTTATCGGTGGTAACAAGAACTGGCACAGAGACCAATGGGAAAAGGTGAAGGACCATCTTGGCCTGACCGATGTTGTTTGGCACACCCTGAGGCACACCACGTGTTCTCGTCTGATCCAAGGTGGTATGCCCCTCACCCATGTAAAAGAATGGATGGGTCATAAGGCAATCCAAACAACTTTAAGGTATGCTCACCTCGCACCACAACATCTCGACACTGGACTAAGTCTACTGGAGAGAAAAAGTGTGGCGCAGAGTGTGGCATAATCGCCACAAAGAGGAGCGAGCGTGGTGGAATTGGTAGACACAAGGGATTTAAAATCCCTCGCCATTACTGGTGTGCGGGTTCGAGTCCCGCCGTTCGCACCAAAGAGACACAGACTTAAAATCTCGAACAGTCTTTCTTCATGTTTGAGAATACCTTCTGAACCCTTGAGATTACTGGCCGCCACGGTGGTCAGTCTCATTTTTTGTGTTTCTTCATAAACGTAAATAGTTTTAACGCCACGCCACAAACACTGTGGCGCAGTGGCATAGGAGACTGCATGTTTACCATTGAAGATCAAAAGAAACTTGAATACGAGATGGTCCAAGCCGGCATTGATCGGTGGGACGAGCAAAAGCGGAAGCAAACCAACAAAGCAACTGAGTCCAAGTCAGCGCATGGACGCGCCATTATCACCGCAACGGTCGATAAGGTGGCCGAAGGGGTCACGGAGATCGTCGAGGCTGAGTCATCTAATCGAGACATTGCGAAAAAGAAACTCAGTGAGATGGACCCGTATCAGGTCGCATATCTTGGTTTGGTTACAGTCGTTGATGGTATCTCGCACCGATACACCCTGTTGAAGATATGCCGAACAGTCGGGATGCACGTCGAGTTACAGGACAGGCTTGATGTTTGGCTACAAAACGAAGGCATCAAAGCCAAGCGCGTGATCGATGACGCCAATAAAAAAACAGGCTTTGCCGCCAAACGCGCCGGCCTGATCCACAAGATGAACAAGGACGGTTACGACTTTACTGAATGGGAAAACGAGGAGCGGGTCCACGTCGGTCTACGCCTGATCGATAAAATCATTGTTAAGACAGGGATCGTACAACTTCGCACCATGCGAGAGAAAAATAAGACAGTGACGTACCTCGAACCCACGGAGTACACACTGGAGTGGATTAGAAACTTCCACGAACGAAACCGCTCGATGTCCCCAAGGTATGCACCCTGCATCATCCCACCAAAGGATTGGGAAGGGGTTTATGGGGGTGGCTACTACTCTCAAGAGATCAACCGACTACCGCTCGTCCGCGCTCACTGAAGGAACCTACAATGCGTCAAGATTCACGACTCTACCTGAAGAAACTCAACGAGACCGACCTGTCCCAAGAACTGAAGTGTGTTAACTCATTGCAACGGACAGCGTTCAAGATCAATACACCCATCCTCGAAGTCCTCAAGCACTTCTGGAGACAGGGCAATGAAATTGCGGGATTACCTAACCGCGAAAACCTGACACCGCCGCCGTATCCATTCGACAGAAACCCCGATCAACTGAGTGATTTGGAGTACAGCAATTTCAAGAAATGGAAGCGCGACCGCAAAATTATTTTTGATGACAATAACCGCAACCTGTCGAAGCGCATAGCCGTCGAGCGGACCCTGCAACTGGCTGAAGATTACGCTGAGTATCCGGCGTTGTGGTTCTGTGTGCAGACAGATTTTAGGGGCCGTAAGTATTACGTTGGGGAATTCATGACCCCGCAGTCTGCCGATTGGGCTAAGGCTTTGCTGACGTTCGCTGACGGAGTAGCGATTGAAACACCAGAGGATGCCCAGTGGTTAGCCATACACGGTGCTAACTGCTTTGGTGTGGACAAGGTGTCGCTACTGGATCGAGAGTTGTGGGCGTACGCCAATCAAGACATGGCGATAAAGGTGGCTGAGAATCCATACGACAACCGGTGGTGGACTGAGGCTGACGAGCCGTGGCAGTTCCTCGCGTGGTGTTACGAGTGGGCAGGTTACATGACCGAAGGGGCAGGGTATGTGACTCACCTACCATGTGCCGTGGACGGGTCGGTCAATGGTATGCAACACCTCTCAGCTATCCTAAGGGACAGTCGAGGGGCTAAGGCTGTGAACCTGTTGCCGTCTGATGTGCCTGAGGATTTGTACTCAGACGTTGCCAAGCTGACCACGGAACGAATCGAAGCAGACGCAAGGGAAGGCAATGAACTTGCCAAGCAAGTCCTTGAAATGGGAATCACACGAAAGCACACGAAGCGTTCTGTGATGATTACCCCGTATTCAGGGACGCTGTTTGCCTGTAAGGATTACATTGCGGAGGCGGTCAAAGAAACACTAGGAAACACGCCGGCACCTTGGGGAGACAACCACACGGAGGCTGTGAACTACATAGCCAAGCATGTGTGGGCGTCCATCCAAGGCGTTGTGTGTTCCGCAAAACTGGTGATGGATTTCCTCAAAGACGTTGGCCGAGCCTGTGCAAAAGAGAACAAGGCAATGGAATGGGTTACACCGACTGGCTTTCTCGTCAGACAGGCATACCCAGAGATGGAGCGGTCACGGATTAAAACAAACATCGATGGGAGTGTTGTGTCTCTGTCCTTTCAAAGGGCACTGGATAACAGCATCAGTTTGAACCGGTCAGTGAACGGATCGTCACCAAACTTCATTCACTCATTGGATGCGGCGGCACTTACTCTAACCGTGAACAAGTGTGTTGATGCAGGAATTGAGGACTTTGCCATGGTCCATGATTCATACGGGACACATTCACCCAACATGCCGGCACTTTCTACGTTATTGCGTGAAGCGTTTGTCGAAATGTACGAAGGACATGATGTGCTACAAGAGCTTCGAGATTACGTAAGTCTCTACGTTGAAGGAGATTTACCAGAGGTGCCCGCAACTGGAGACCTCGATATCCGAGAAGTCCTGAAGTCCCCGTATTTCTTTGCCTGAGGCTAAAGTTACACTATGGCCCCCTTCGGTATTCCAAGGGGGTTTTTTTTTGTGAGTATCTACTTTACCGGAGAAACAATGGCGAAAAATTTTATGACTGTGAAGGGCCGCGCAATGTGGGCCAAGGTCTTTGAACCGGACACGAAGTTCGACGCGGACGGCGTGTACACCATCAACCTTTTGATCCCTGAATCAGAATCTCACGAGCTAAGTGAGCGTCTCGAAACCATGCGCGATGAGTTCATGGCAGAAGAGGCCAAGCGGAACCCAAAGATTGCGGCGAAGCTGTCCACGAAGCCTGTGTTTGAAGAACACTATGACAAAGACGGTAACCCTACCGGTGATATGGAAATGAAGTTTAAGCAGAAAGCAAAAATTAAACTGCGTGACGGTTCTACATCTGACGTGCGTGTCATGGTCGTTGATGCGAAGCGTAATCCAATGGACGGAAGCACACTTATTGGCAATGACTCTGTCGTTAAGGTGGCTTTTGAACCAAACCCTTACATGCTTGCTTCAACAAAGCAGTGCGGCGTCTCACTCAGACTCAAGGGTGTTCAGGTCCTCGAGCTGAATGAGTACGGCGGCGGCGGTGCTTCAATGTTCGACGAAGAGGATGGCTTCGTTGCGGAGCGTGTCGAAAAAGACACAGCCGGTTCAATGTTCGACGACGGGATGACTGATGAGTCAACCGAAGGGGACTTTTGAGAAGCGTGTCATCGACAAGCTGAAGGCCAAGGGTGTCGAGTTTAAATACGAACCACACACCCTGCCATACACAGTCGAGAGACAGTATGTGCCGGACCTTTTAGTCGGTGACACCTACATCGAAATGAAAGGCTATCTCAGAGCGGACGCCGCTCGAAAAATGAAAGCCGTCAAATCCCAACACCCTGAACTCGATATTCGTTTTCTTTTCCAACGTGCATCGTCCCCAATCCAAGGCGCAAAAAAGCGCAAGGACGGGACCAAGATGTGTTGTGCGGAATGGGCAGAGAAGTACGGGTTCCCATGGGCAGAGGGCGAAGTAATACCAGAGGAATGGATCAATGAACGAGATCAATAGCGAGATTGGACCTATCGAAACGGCTGTCGTCGAAGCGATTTACGAGACACTGGAACCAGAGCAACTGCAAGCATTTGGTGAGTTCCTTAAAAAGATGAGTGATGAGTGTCTTGATGAGTACGCATGGCACTTTGGGGACGACCTAGATGACGACGACGAGTGAGTTAATACGTCACGAGTCATGTCCACATTGCGGCAGTAGTGATGCCAATGCGTATTACACGGACGGTCATCACTTCTGCTTTTCCTGTGAGGCTTACACAGCCGGTACTGAAGAGGAAAACATCATTGAAACCAACACCGAATGGCTCTCAGGGAGCTTCCAAGCACTCAGAAAGCGAGGACTCACAGAAGAAACCTGTAGATTCTGGGGATATCAAGTCGCTGAGTACAATGGAAGTCCTGTACAAGTGGCTACATTCCGAGACGTTTCGGGACGAATTAGCGGCCAAAAACTCAGAACACCAGACAAAGAGTTCAAGTGGATAGGCAAGGCTAAAGACTGCGGCCTTTATGGTCAGTGGTTGTGGCGGGAGACCGGCAAGAATCTTGTCATCTGTGAGGGTGAGATCGACGCCATGAGTCTGTCACAAGTACAGAACCACAAGTGGCCAACAGTCTCATTGAAGAACGGTGCCGGTGGTGCCAAGCGTGACATTGCAAACTCTCTCAACTGGGTTGAAAAGTTCGACAACGTCATCTTGATGTTCGACCAAGACGAGGCCGGACAGAAAGCCGCAAGGGAAGTGGCTGAGATGCTGTCGGTAGGCAAGGCAAAGATTGCCAAGCTCCCCATGAAAGACCCCAACGAAATGCTCGTCGCCGGCAAGGTGTCCGAGTTGATCGACGGAGTTTTTAGTGCGAGGGAGTACCGCCCCGACGGGTTAGTCAACATTGAGGACCTCGTCGATGAGGTCAACAAACCTGTCGAGCAAGGACTGCCTTGGTTTCTCGACTCACTTACTGAGATGACGTACGGACGGCGTGACTGTGAGGTCTACGCATTTGGTGCCGGTACAGGTATCGGTAAGACAGACTTCATCACACAGCAGATTGCTTATGACGTCTGTGAGTTAGGTCAAAAGGTGGGTGTGTTTTTCCTTGAGCAACAGCCCACGGAGTCTGCAAAGCGCATCGCCGGCAAGGTGTTCCAGAAACGGTTTCATGTGCCGGACGGATCGTGGACGCCTGAAGAACTTGTCGAAGGTATCGAGCAACTGTCAGGTAAGGTCATGTTCTACAACTCATTCGGTCAAACCGATTGGGATGTCATCAAGAATAAGATGCGATACATGGCACATGCTGAAGGTATCCGACTGTTTTATGTGGACCACCTTACGGCAATGGCCGATACCGCTGATGAGAAAGCAAGTATTGAACAGATCATGAAGGAGATGGCAGGGATCGCCAACGAACTCAAGATCATCATTCACTTTGTCTCACATCTCGCCACGCCGGACGGCAAACCTCACGAAGAGGGTGGCCATGTGTCAATCCGACACTTTAAAGGATCAAGGTCTATCGGCTTCTGGTCCTATTTCATGTTTGGTCTTGAACGTAATCAACAAGATGACGACCCGATCAAACGACAAACCACAAGACTCCGAGTTCTCAAAGACCGCTACACCGGACAAGCGACAGGGAACTGTATCTATCTAGGTTACAACCATGAGACGACTCAACTCTACGAGACGACGAACCCAGAGGAAGCGGAGGAGAACGCAACCCCCGAGGATTATTTCTAATGGTTCTATACACAGAAGAACAACTGCGGAAGGCATACATCAATCACCTGATCGAACTGAAGGAGACTGAAGAAGAACTGAATATGGATTTGGGTCCATACCCAGAGCTTGAAGACTTCAGAACCATCTTTGAAGAGGAGATGGAAAACAACTGTTAGTCACTGCGGAGACAGGACAATGAAATACATCTTAGACATTGAAGCAGACAATCTGCTCGATGATGTCACAACCATCCATTGCGTCGTGTTAAGAGATGTCGATTCTTTCGACACGTTGTCATTTTATGGTGAAGAAATTAAAGATTCTGTACACGTCATGGAGAACGCTGACCAACTGATAGGTCACAACCTGATTGGATACGACCTTCCTGCACTCAAAAAGGTGTGGGATTGGGAGTATCAGGGTGACGTTCTCGATACCCTCGTTTGCTCTCGCACTATCTGGCCGAACCTGATGGAGATTGACGCCAAGATACGTGTCGTTCCGCAGAAACTGTGGGGCAGTCATTCGCTGAAAGCGTGGGGTTTCCGACTAGGAGAATTTAAAGATGACTTTGCCGTGGATTCAGGTGCGGGGAGTTTTCAAAATTTCTCAAGGGAGATGTTGGACTACTGCATACAGGATACGAAAGTTACGAAGGCACTATACGACCGGATACAAGCTAAAAAGTTTTCAGAAGATGCGTTGGCTCTCGAACACCGCATTGCTTTGGAAATGTTCAAGCAGGAACGAAGGGGCTTTGTTCTGGATGTTGAGAAAGCGCAGGAGCTTTATGCTGAACTCGCGCAAAGACGTACAGACATTGAGGCTGAACTTGACTCGACGTTCCCACCTACCGTTGTCCAACTCAAAACCAAGACCAAAGAGGTTCCCTTCAATCCGGCGTCGCGGCAACAAATCGCGGAGCGGTTGCAGGAGATAGGGTGGAAGCCCGACACCTTCACTGATTCAGGACAGCCCAAGGTAGACGAGACCATTCTTAACGGGATCGACCTACCGGAGGCCGCACTGCTCTCAGAATATCTAATGCTCAACAAACGCATAGGCCAACTGGCTACTGGTAAGCAAGCGTGGCTAAAACTTGAAAAGGACGGAAAGTTACATGGGCGTGTTAATCACATGGGTGCGGTCACTAGTAGATGCACTCACTCAAATCCTAATATGGCACAAGTACCCTCTGTTTCCGCGCCTCATGGGCGTCGCTGTCGTGAGCTTTTTACTGTGCCTTTGCGCTATTCCCTTCTGGGTGCAGATGCCAGTGGTCTCGAGCTTCGTTGTCTTGCTCATTACATGGCTCCTTTTGATGATGGTGCTTATGGACGAGAACTCTTAGAGGGTGACATCCATACCGCTAACCAAGAGGCGGCAGGTCTGCCAACACGGGCCGACGCCAAGACTTTCATCTATGGATTTTTGTATGGGGCCGGTGACGGCAAGGTAGGTCAGATTATTGGCAAGGGACCGAAGGAAGGTAAGGCGATTAAAACCAAGTTTCTTCGCAAGTTCCCTGCCCTTGCTGAACTCAAGAAAAAGGTCAGTGAAGCCGCAGAAGAGCGCGGGTGGATCAAAGGGTTGGACGGTAGGCAAATACCTATCAGACATCCCCACGCCGCCCTCAACACTCTCTTGCAGTCTGCCGGTGCTTTGATTTGTAAGCGTTGGTACGTCTGTATCGAAGACAACATCAGACAAGCCGGTTACACCGAAGAGGATGTAGCTATCGTTGCGTTCGTCCATGACGAAGTGCAAGTACAAGTGAGACAAGGAATCGAAGATGACATTGGCAAAATCATCGTCGGCTCGATCAAAGACGCCGAGCAATACTATCAATTCAAATGTGCATTGGATGCGGAATATACATACGGAAAAAACTGGGCCGACACGCACTAAGTCATGTATCTCATGCGGCAATCAGTTAATCCTCAATGACAACTGGTGGCCTAGTTTCAAATTCAAAAGGCATTACAAGTGCATGGACTGCTACGCCGTACGTCGCCGCGAAAACTATTTAAAGCGTCAGGCTAAACAGCTAGGTGAAAAGGTAGTCAAACAGTACAACCAAATCAAACAGGGGTATGTATACGTGGTATCAAATCCTGCATGGCCTGAGTGGGTCAAGGTTGGCATGGCTGTTGATGCAGATGATCGCTGTCGCAGTTATCAAACCTCATCACCGTTTCGTGACTTCAATGTTGAGTTTGCTTTGCAGTGCGAGGACCGAGCGCAGATTGAAGCAAAGGTTCATAAACAACTAGTGAATGACGGATACGAGCGTCGTGGTGAATGGTTCAAGGTACATCCATTCGTGGCCGGTACTTTAATTCAATACGTTTACGGAGACGAAGTAAGTGAGTGAAATTATTCAGTGGGTCATAGCCCTCGCGTTTGCCGTCGTCAGTCTTTCACTCACCGCTAAGTTTGTGATGGAGGCTTACCTTGAATACATCCAAGTTAAGCACGGTATTCGTGTAGTTACCCAGAAAGAATTTGAGGACTACATGCGGGCCGTAGAACAAGAGGCCGCAGAAGATGACGAATCCTACTGAAGAATTAGTGTCTGAAGAAACTCAGCAACATTTCAAAGGGAGTCAGATGTCCAAGGCAGGGAAACTTGCAATGGAACTAGCGACTGAAAAGAAACGTCTTCAGCACGAGCTTGATGAGTTACAGATTCAGTATGAAGAAATCAAACCTACTACACCGACCGGAACAATAGATTGGTATGTGAAGTGGGTGGCCATGGTTTTAGCCGTTTTCGGGGTATTCCTCATTTCATCCAACATCATTCTGTACGGACAAATGGCCTACGTAGTCAGCAGTGCAGGGTGGGTATACGTCGGAGGTGTGTGGAATGACCGCGCCATTTTAATTGGCAGTGCAGTGAGTGGAACTGCTGTTGCCATCAATCTGACACAAACCCTTGTGGGTTAAGGATTACAAGAATGTTAGTAGAAATTTCATCAGACCAAGTAGACGAGTTAGTCGTCGAAGAAATCATGCAAACCTACGAACACTCGCAAGAGGGTTGGTTTGAGAACAGCGAAGAGATGCAAGATGCAATCGCAACCATCCTGTCTCACTACATGACTCCCAGTGATTATGACATCTGGTTACTCAAGTACGCCCAAGACAAGTTAGAGCGTCAAAAGAAAGAGCTACGTGATCTAGCTGACGAGATTGAAGAGGGTCTGGATGCACTAGGGGGTTACTGATGAACTTTACAGTTACCTACGATCAAGAGACAGGTGAACCTTTATTTGATGGATACCCACTTTACTCAGGATTACCGAAACGCGATGACGGCATAGGCAAAGACAGGGACATGATTGAGTGTGGTACATGTGGTTACCCGCTTCTCCCTGAAGAGCGCAGAAGTTTGACGGAGAGCAACGGCAAGATGGTTAAGTCTTGGGTTGGCCTCAGTTATCGAGACGTAATGGGAATCTTTGAATACTGGCAGTCAAACAGC